ATCGTCACGGCGTTGGTCGACTTGCTATGCACCCACACCACGGTATTCCAACTGGGCGCAACGCCCGTGACGCACACGCTGTTGCTCGCGAGCGCATGCGAGAATGAGCTGATGTTGGTGCCCGAGCCAACCGCGACTGTGCCGAAGACCGTGGTTGCCATTTTAGGATCCCACTACGCTCCAATCGAACCGGCTGCCGCCGCTGCCGGGCGCCGTGCCGAACGTGACGACGTTTAGCGCCGCCGAGCGGCTGGAGATCCACCAGTCCGTATTCCAGTAAGGCACGCCGATAACAAATTGACTTGTCGTTGTCATATTAACATTCGTGGATATGGCCGAGTCCGCTATGACATTGGAGCCGAAGTTGCCCGATGCCGTTTGTGTCGTTGTGGCGCGGCCAACCGCCGTCGTCATGAACGCCTTGGCGGCCAAAGCTTGCTGATGAAATCCGGTACTGCTGACCGTCGTGCGCGCGCTCACGACCGTCGTTGCCACCATTTCCGCCCGTAACTTCATGCGCTGAATCGGTACGTGCTCGGCCACGCGCGCCGTGGCGCGGAGTCCCGCCGCCAAGCCCACTTGGTAAAATGTCGGCACGCCCACCGGGTCGACAATAGCGCCGGGATTCTCGATCAGTTGTAATTGCGCGTTGTAAAGCCCGCGCCGAAACTGATCGAGCTTCAATCCGTCGGGCGGAAAGAAAACGCGATACTTGCAGCAATANGCCGCGCGTATATGATCGCCGCTGAATGGNACCGTGCCGAAGCTCAGCACGCCGCTGGCCGAGGTGAGCGATGCAATNGCGTGCGTCCAGGTAGAGTCGGTAAACGAGCCGGCGGAAAAGCGGCGCGTCTTGACGGTGTACGATGCGGGATCGATCCAGCGGTTGGGCAGAAAATAGGTTTTTCTGACACCGTCGGCTTGCGCCACAAAGCAATCGTCGATAAGCCCGAATTGCCCGCCGTCCCAATAAAACGTCCGCCCGCCTTGATGCAGTGCGAAAAGCGCCGACAACGACTCGGTTTCGTGGCGTTGCAGCGGCCCGATGTCCATGGTGAAGCGGTAGCTTGGGCGCGGCGAGTAATTGAAGGCGTGAGAGAAGCCGGGCGCGCCGATAACCGTTGTGTGCGTGACGGCTTCGCGTACCACATTGGTCGGCGTAAAAGTTAAGGTGCGTGGGAAAGCCATTCATTCGGGACTTGTTATTTGTAAGCGCGCCACCGTATCTTCCAAAGCCGTTTTCTCTTCCTGCAACTGCTCCACGCGCGTAGCCAAAGCCAAATTCTCCATCAGTAATTGGCTCAATAGCTCGCGCACCCGCTCGTCGAGAGACTTAGCCATTAATTTGGCACCCTCAAGACGCGATAGCCGGCCCCACCCGTATCCGATGCGCCGACCGTTACGTTATTCACGCTTGTGCCCGATCCGGTGTTATAGCCGAGTAAAATGCTGGTAAACCCCGAAGGCGGATCAACGGCTTTCACGACAAACAGGTCCAGATTATTAGCGGCATTGACGCATTCAATGAGCGAGCCATCGGGCGCGCTATCGGTTTGGCGTAAGAGGACAAGGGTTTGCGTATTGTTGGCTCCCTGCCTAAACGATGTCCGGCCATTGCCGTCTAATTGCAACAGACTTTGCCCGCCGCTACCCACAACGTTGACAAAATTATCCCAGGCTGCCCCCGACTCAACTGCCAAGCGTAATGCCTCGCCGCCCGTTCCCACAAAACGGTCGGCAAAATACCCCATCGTGACTATGTTCGGGGCGACAACCCCGATCTGCACGTCCACTTGATCGACGATAACCTGCGCCGCATTAAACCGTGTCGTTAGACCCTCTAGCGTGCAATAAAAATAGCTGCTCGGCATGAAGCCGGCCACGTTGATGTCAAAGCCGCTGGCGTCGCCCTTTAAGCCCTGGCGGACATAAATGTTGCCTGCCGACACCTGCCCCTGTATGGACGAGGTCGTGTAGTTGAGCTTTTGCGCCGATAGAAAAAGTGCCGCGTCCATTGCGACCGGGCCGTTGGATCCCGATCCCGTAGCGCGGTGAGTTACGGCTAAGGCCGAGCGTGCCTGTGCGCCGTGACTGCCGGGATCATCGACGCCGGTAAAATAAATGCGCGATACCGTTGCCGATGTGACGGCGCCAATGGCATCGACGCTCAGCAGCGATGTTGTCGAGGTATAAACGGAGAGCGGCGACTTGACCGTGCCGCTGCCCGTGAGCGACACGGCGAGGTACTCGTTCAACACCGTGCCCCAGCTATTTGCATCGGCCAAAACTGTCGGTAATCTAGCCGTCATTTCGAGTAGAACCCCGTGCCGTAAAGGCCGCTACCGTAAGTGTCACCGCCGCTTTGAACGATCGTGAACATGGGCAACTCTTTCGTAACGGCGGCCAATGTTATCTTCCATAGCGGTCTGTGTAGTGTCGCGCGTGGCAATCCTGCCATACGCGCCGCCAACGCCACTTGATAGAAATTCTGATGCGTGACGACGGCATCGCTTGCCACTAATGTCGGATGCTCGGTGAGCGTCAGCTGGGCGTTGTAAAGCCCCGCTCTGAATTGGTCGAGCTTGATGCCGTCGGCGGGAAACTTGACCCGATACACACAGCCGTACTTGGCCCGTATAAAGTCGCCCGAAAAAGGCGCGCTCGAAAACTCGATTACGCCCGAGGCGGCGCGAAGCGAATAGTTGCCCGTCGCCCATGTTGAGCTGGCGGCGGTCGTTGGCCGGTAAGTCTGCACCGAGAACGAATTTGGCCCGATGTTGCGGTTGGGTAGAAAAAAGCCCTTGCGCACGCCGTCGGCCAAGCCCACAAAGTCGTAGTCCGACATGCCGCCGAATTGCGCACCGTCCCAAATGAAACTGCGCCCGCCCTGATGGTAGGCGTGCTGCGCGGATAGATTCTCCGCCTCTCCCCGGGTGAGCGGCCCCATGTCTAAAGTGAATTGATAAACCGGCCGATTGGCCGGATTGAATAAATGCTGAAAGCCCTGCTCGCCCGCCGCCTCCGTAGCGCTGATATTCTCGCGCACTACTGTAGGCGCGGGCGTAAAACTCAAAGTGCGGACAGCCATTCATATTACCGTTTAGCGCAGTCGTTTAACGATATTCGTCATCGCCTTGCTGGTCTTGCCGCCCTTGTACGCATCGGCGGAAATGATTTGGATTATGTCTTCCGGTTTCATGTCGGGCCGGCGCGGCGTGATGTCGCCGTTGATAATGACTTGCGTCGCTTGGCCGCCATCGCCTGGCCAATTATCGTCCGCGCCAGGAGGACGGAGCTTAGCTACAACTTCGCCACCACTTTCGCCAATCAATCCCATGACTGGCCCTCTCGTGACCAAGCCGCCATGTTGAAACGGCCGAAGTAAATTGTCCGGCAGCACATAACCGCCATGAGCAAAAGCATAATTTGGTGGGAGAAAATATTGTCCGTGTGCGGCAGGCACCGTTGATCCGAATAGTCTTCCTATGGCACCGAAGATGCCGCCAAAGATTCCGCCGAGGCCCGAGAACAAACCACCGCCTTCACTGTCACTATTCGTTAGTCCTTTAATCAAACTGTCTAAAGCGCTTTTTAACGGTGCCGTAATGAGCGCATGTAATAGCGCCTTGACCATGTCCTCGCCGATGCCGGCAAAGAGGCTCTGCATGCGCTCGCCAAAGCTCTTGCTGGTATCGAACAATGCGTCAAACGAGCGGTCGATTCCCGCAACAAACACGTCGCTCAATGACTGCGCTAGATTCGCAATTGCGCTCTGATTTGCCTTGGCCGCATCGATACTGGCTTGCGTTGCTTTTGCTAAAGCATCGAGCGCTTGCGTACCGACGGACTCAAGCTCTGGATATTTTTGAATCAGGTCATTGATGGCCTTTTTCTGCTCGTCGTACTTTAGAATGATCTCAACTATAGGCTTGAGCTTCGGGTCCGTCGTCTGCACAAGGACGAGTTCCTTGGTTGAGTCAGCTATTTGTTTTCGTAGATTGGTCTCCTGATCCTGCAGTTGAATGGCCCGCTGTCCACGGTTTTCTTCTATCTCTTGTTGCTCTTTCAATTCTTGGGTGATGCCAACGAGCAGATTTTTACGCTCCTGAAGTAGCGCCGCCGTCTGGCGCTGGGCCGGTATCTGTCCTAGCAAGAATTGCTGTTTTTCCAGCTCGGCCGTGATCGTCTTCTGCTTGGCGCGCACATCATCGGCCTTGTCGCCGACAAGTCCTTCGCTTCGGATCTCCTGCTCCAATAGCTGAAGACGTCGCTGGTTGTTGGTGATTTGCAGTGTTAGCTGCTTTTCCTGCTCATCGAATACCCGCTGCTCTTGGGCTTCCTGATCCGCCACCGGTGCCTGTTGCGCCTTTAGCAATGCGAGCTTTGCCTGCTCTATGTCTAGGTTGGAATTAGCCAGTGCTTCTATGGCCTTCAGATTAGCGAGTTCAGTTTCACGACCTTGCTGCCGTGCCACATTGAGCGCCTTGGTGCGCTCAAGCTGAATCGACAATAAATCCGCCTGCTTCTTTTGCTCAACGCTGCTGGTGATCGCGCCCGTAAGCTCGGGCACCTTATTGCCTGCCAGTTGGCGTTTTAAGTCCGCATCGGCGGCTGCAATAACGGATGCACGCCGCTGCGCAAAAGAGCTTTCCAGCGCTGCCATGTTGCCGGTTGTCTCGGCAAGTTGTGCCTTGGCGCTCGCACCGACATCAGCTAATTGCTTCTTCGCAGCGTCGGCTTGCGCTTGCTGCGTCAGCGTTGCCTGCTTGATGGCTTCATTGACACGGGCATCGCGTAAAGCCTCCGATGACTTTATAAACTCGTCTTTAACTTCACGCGCCGCGTTCGCTAAGTCGCCCTGAAATGCTGCGGCAAGGCGGCTATCATGAGCGAGCTGTTCCTGCGCCCTGATGTTCGCGCCTAATGCCTCGGTCTGAAAACCCAGTTCGTTGGTGGCTTGATTAGTCTTGCGCCGCACCAACTCCTGTAGCGTGCCTTCAGCCTCGCCGCGTTCCTTCAATATGCGCGTCTGTTCTTCTGTGAGTCCGGCGGCAAAGCTCGATAAGAAACCACCCGGCTTGACGCCCGCAGCCGCTTCGGCTGCTTGTCGCGCCCTGACATCATCTATGCGTGCTCCAAGTTGCGCGAGCGCAGTGTCGGCTTCCTGAATCTGCTTTAGAAAAAAGGCCATGTCACCCGTGCGCATGGCGACGTCTAGCTCTTCTTTCTTTTTCTTCGCCTCATTCAGATGATTGATAAATAAGGCGATGACCGTCGTGATAATACCTATGCCTGCGGCAAGTGCGGCCACGCCCGATGTGAGCTTGGCTCCCGATATGACGACTTGAGTCAAAGCGTTCGATGCAATCTGGCCGGCTGGCCCCATATCGCCCAAGCTCGTTGCTGCAATGCCCACCACTCGGGCTAATCCCAATCCCCTGTGCGTCAGTAGTAGCGCCGCCTCGCCGAGCTTGTTTTGACCGGCGGTTGCCTCGTTAGTTTGTTTGTTGGAGTTTTGAATGGCGGCGGAATAGTTAGCCGCCGCTGCGATAGATGCCCGATAATTACTCGCTACAGTATTGCGGTTCGCGTAAGCATCGGCGGCCTGTAGGGATCGCTTATAAGACTCCGCTACCTGATTATTAACAGTGACCGTCTGTTGAAGACTGTTAGTCGTATCCTGGAGTGCCTTAGTATATTCGCTTACCGCAGTTGTTGCCTTGCGAACGACTTCATCATTGAATAATTTCTTGAAATCAGCGACACCGGCAGCGCCGAATTTTTTATTAACGGTTTCAAGAGTATCGGCGAGCTGATTGAGTCCGGCACCGCTGGCAACGGCTTGCTTGGCGAGCGCGTCTAGGCTTTTGGCATAAGCGGCAGGTTGATCCGCACCTTCAACCTGACTTTTTATGAGGACTTCTATGACGTTGTCGGCCATTAGTTCATCGATTCGCGTTCAGCAATGAGCGCAGCTTCGGCCGCACGGGCGCGCCGCGCCAAGGCCAATGCTTCGCGCCGAGAGGTGGTGAATCCTGTTTGTGGATTGTATTTGCGCTCTGCTTCTTCATGCGCGCGCATTTCGGCGTGCATGCCCATCAGCATCACGTTGTAATCGAAAGCAAGCGCGTCAAAGCCATTGTTGAATGGCTCAGGAAGTAGGCTCGATGGTCTCTGTCCGTACCGGCGTCCCATTAGGTCCAGGATCTCCGGCCCCTGTCTGTTGCTGGAAAAAAAAAGGTTCCATGGTCTGGATTGCCCGGCCGTTTGAATAGTTGATAATCTCCGTGGCCAGCACGTCCAAATCCGATCCAAGATCCAAATAATAAATCTGGTCAGCCGGGCACTCGGCCTCATTGCCAAACCATACTCTGGGCTCAATCGTGCCCTTGCTGACATAAAACTTGAGCACCTTTTCTTCCGCCTGCGTGTCGCCGGTCTTGGCCTTCTCCTGAAGATCGACAAGCAAGTCCTGCACGGCCGTAGCCGTAGGCAGTGCCAAGCCGCCTATCTCAGACATGAACTCCGTGAAGCGCACGCGGCGGATTATGAATGTCTGGCCAGTGAATGGCGCGGCAACTTCCTTGCGAAATTTTGATTTGTCTAGTTCCACGGTCCCCCCTTATTTGTCCTCAATGTCGTAGGTCACTTTATAGCCGTTAGCGATAAGTTCCTTACAAAATTCTATCAACTCAGCATCGCCTTCTGGCGTGCCATTGCTTTGAGTAACGTATGAAAGTTTTTCTCCCGCGCGGAGCCGAGTAGAAACAGTAAGGTTTTTATAACGTGAGCCGTGTACGCCGGGCGTGAAGTGTATAGCCTCTTTCGTAACTTCAACCGGCTCCATTCCGCAAGCCTTCAATAGCGTCTGAGCCTTGCTCATATATTCCCTCTAGAAAAAACGAAGCTCACAATCATCGTCGCCGAGCGTTTCGTAGGCGTTATATCCCACCCCAAACGTCGCCAAGCCGGTCTTGTCCTGCCGCGCTAATGTCTTAAACACGGCCTGCGATGACACGATGGCAAAGCACTCGCCTTGCGCCACGCCCGCTTGCGCGTAGAGAAGCGCGCCGGACGATGAGCGCCACACGTTGACCCAGTCAAAGCTCGACGCATTGGTGGCTTCCGGATCCACGGAGCCGCCGGGCTGGCGCTCGGTGATCAGGCACTTGATGATGCCGCTGCCCGATAAGGCGTTGGATGCGCGCTGCTCGAAGATCCGGTTGCCCGTGTTGAAATTTAGGTTTTCAATGACCGCCGCCAAGGACTGCACGAAGACCGAGCCGCTACCGACCCAGCGCGCCGGTGTCGCGGTGGGCAAGCCGACCGGCGTGCCACGCGTGGTGCTGGCCTCTGTTGACAGCTGGCCGCGAAAATTCCACTCGGCAACAAAAGGCGTCGCGGCCACACCGACGAAATTGACGTTACCCATGGCGCCGGTAATGCGGTGCTCATAGCCGTCCACGTTGGCAACGAAAGTGATGCTGCACTGGCTTTGCACGCGGGAGAGCGGCTTGTAGGAATACATGGGCCGGCCCTGTGCATTGGAGCTGACGAAGGTTTCCAAATAGCCGCAACCGCGAATGAGATCGCCGGCAGGCGGCTTGACGGTGGCGCTATATGATGTGCTGCCCACGCCCTGGACAAAGGTCTTAAACGATATGCCGACGGGCCGGACCGTGCCGAATGGGCGGCTAAAGCCCAGCGTGTTTAGCCCGCCCGTCTGCTCGAGCACTTCCTGGCCCAAATCGAGAACGAACGGCTCGATGATGCGGATGGCTTGGTAGGAGTTGGTTTCCTGCGGGGCGCGGTCGACACCGTAGAGGGATTCCACGGCGGACAGGAGAATTTCTCTCCTGTTGAGAGCAACATCGATTCCAGGCACGGGGCACCTCGTCCTTCCCTTGTACTATCCGAAGTTGCCTGCAACTGCCGTCTACAAGAAAAGACAACAATTGCACTTGCCCCGTACAACTCGCCGAAACTTACTCTACCGACACACAAAAACCAAATCTCGTGAAATCGTAGTCACATTATCACACTCACAATAGTTTGTCGCTACTTCCCCACTCCCGAATAAATATCGAATGTCACCGCCATCGCATGCGCACCAACGTAGCCCTCATCGGCATTGGACTTGGACACCATCCACACAATCGGGTCGCGCGAAATCCCTACGCCCGTGCCCAGGTCCGTCCAGTCGCGGAGAAAGTCCAGCAACAGGCCGCCAAACTTGAATAGGCCTTCATTGAGCCGCTGCTTGGACTGCGGGTCGTAGAGCCAGTAAGTGAATAATATGCGCGCCGTCATATAGCGCGTCTGCAAAGTGGCCGAGCCTGAGCCGCGCGCCTGATCGGTGTACGGCGACTCGACGTCATATTGCAGGTAGGGCATCTCCATCAGCGGCGGCTCTGCGGTCTCAAAGTCATGCACTATATGCTTAATGTCCGAAAAGCGCTCATCGGCGGTGAGCTTCTCGCCGAGTGGGACGAGGAGATCGCGGTAGATGTCTAGGGTCGGGCTATAATTCATTCGACTTCTTCAAACGCTTTTTGCAATCTCGGTACAATGCAAAACTGATCATGCTCATCCAAGTCGCCGGTGGCTAATCGCCCGGAGCACCAAGGACAAGGCATATTTTCGGATTTCATGCCATCGTAAGCGTCTTTGAGGGCTACGATCAATTCTTGTCTAGTAAGCTCCATTACGCTTCCGTTTTCTTCAAATACTCAACGCTCGCCCGTAGTAAATCACGCATCAACACCGGGTCGCCTTGCTGCGGCAACATACGCCGCTGTGGCAAGCCCGGATGATGCACTTCCCTGGCAAACACGTACTCGCCCTTAAACGTCGTCAACGAAATCTTCTTGCCGCTCTTCAGAATCTTGGTCTTCACCACGCCCGCACCCTGCGCCACCTTGAAGCGCAGCGGATAGTTGCCCTTGGGCTTTATGGTGTACGGCCCAGTGCCTTCCTCGTGAAACCGACTGTAGGAGATCGCCGAGCCGACTGACGCCTGCTTGTCATTCCAGCGCGGGATGAAGGACGCACGGAGCCGCCCGGTGTCCTGCAGGATGCGCCCCGCGCCACTGCGCCGTGCCGCCAACGTATTCGGGCTTAGCGGCTTCCAGCCGCCGACCATGCCGCCCTCGGTGGCGAAGTTTCGGTTGATCCAGTTGAGCGTCAGCACGGCCCAGCGCGCGTTTAGGTCCGTGCGGCTCTGAATCTTGCGCGTCAGCACATTCAGCACGCGCGTTAGCTGCGGTATGCCTTTGACTTCGGTCTTGATTGATATGCCGGCCATTTATTTTTTTATTTTCTTGACTCCGGTCCCTTTGTCTAATATACCGTCACCCATGATTGATACATGCGATAAATGCGGAAAGAAACAGGAATGGCATGCCTTTGGTCAAGACGAAGGACGAATGAAGCGTCATTACGGCTGTGGGGGGACTTTTGAACCCACGGACGTTGGCTGCATCGAAAGGGTCGAAACTGCAGAGTCTCGTAGGGCAATGGAGCGCCTCGCCGCCATGGGGCGAGAGGCAAAAGACCCAGAGTCCGGCATGCGTTATACAGAAATCCGCATCCCTTTTGACAAAAACACCAGAGCCAAATTAGACGCTTTGAAAAAACCCACCGATCCTGGCTTCGTCCCTGAATGGTCTGTGCGTAAGAAGAAATCATAATCCCTAAGCGCTCGCTGTCACCGTCTGCCCTAGCCTATCCGCCCATGCGCGGTACGCCAGGCTTAATTCGGCCAACGCCAGCTGCGGTGTCTTACCTAAGCCGACCAGGTTGCGCAGCTCCGGCTCCACGTAGGTAGCCAGCCACTCGCCGTCCTTGTCCGACCAGCGCGTCATGGTGGAGTGCTCTTTAGTGAGAAAGTCGTTATTCATCGCGGACAATCCCACCAGCCATCGTCGTTGCCCCACTCCGACTCAAGGACATTCCAGTCGACAATCTGATACTCGAAGGCGCGCCGGCCAAAGGTCGGGAGTCCGCCCTCAATGCCGCCGGTAAACTGCGAGATGCGCCCGGTATTGATGAGCACGCCGTCAAGCGTAATCTCGCCCGCAATGACGGCGTCCATGTAGGCAAGAAAGTCGTCGCGCAGCTTATTGAATGCCGGCGGGATCTCCCCTTTCTCCGATGCGCCGTAAGTGCCGTGCAGCGTATAGATGGCGAGTATTTCTTCACCCTGCGCAATATAGTTGGTCGCCGGATTGAACGGCACCGGCACGCTCGTGCCGAGCTTGGCGTTGATAAAGTCGTAGGCGGCCAGCATGTGCGGCGCGATGTCGGCCTCGGTCAGGTCGCCACGCCCCACGAGCTGGCGCGACACGCGCATGACGGTATTCTTGTTGCCATAGCTGTAAATGGATACCGGCTCGGTCTTGTAAATCTCGATGACCTCGCGCTGTCGGGTGTACATGGACGACTGTATGGTGCCCGAGCCGTAAACCATCCATTCGGTCGTGTAGAAGCCACGGCTCGATGGCAGCTGGCGGAAAATGAAAAAATAGCCCTTAGTCGGGTCGCCGCCGCT